GGGAGAGCTTTGACAACTGCAACTGCGGTATTGATACCTATTGAAAAGATTGCAGCAGCCTTGTCAACAATAGCTTGTTTCTTGGCAATAGCTCTGCGCTTCTTGTCTGCCTGATCCTCAATGGCCGAAATCGCAGCAGCCCTGCTATCGGCTAAAGCGATTTTGTCGAGAGCCGCTTTCTTTTCAACCTCAGTCATATCAGAATCTTTAATAGCCTTTATCTCGGCAGCCCGGTCTTCAGCTGCGGTCTGCGCGTTGAGGCTATCAAGTTTTCTTCGTTCCTCGTCGTCAATCCGCTGCATTTGCCCGCTGTAGATAGAGGAAAAAATCGAGCTGACTTCATTTCCGAAAAAGGCCGCCATACCCATGATATTTTGAAAAGAAGCGATTTGCTTTTCAGCAGCTTCTTTGGAATCGGCAATTCGTTTGTTCTTAACTTCTTCACTCGCATTGATTGCGGCTTGCTTTACCTCACCTTCTAAAGTCTCCCGCTCTAAGGCGTGCCGCATCTCGATATCGGCAATGCTGGCGCCCTTCTCTTTGGCCATCGCTATCTCGCGGCTCTGAGTCAGCTTTAACTGGGCAAGGCGGCCTTCTTCGGCTGCAAGGGTATCTTCTAGTTGCTGCTTTGCGTCAAGCTCGATCTTAGCCCGTTCCCCTGCGGTTTTCTTAACTTCTTCCGCTGTACTTTCTGAGTTCTTACCCAGATCAACAACGATACTGCTCAACTCTGCAACATCGTTTTTTAGGTCCTGGGAAGTCGTAGAAGATGACCGCATTGTGTCTTCCAGGTCGGTCAAGGCATTTTCGGCGGCAACAACTTTACCGCCGAATGAACCAGTAAACTCATACCCAAGGTCCGCAAGATTAGTTTCTAACTCTTTTATTTTTTGCGCTGTGTAGGCGTACTCATCCGGGTGCATAGCGTATTCGCTAACCCTGGCAAGTTTACCGTACAGCGGGATTATCTCTTCTAAACTTTTCTTTACTTCGTCAGCTTGCTTCTTAGCGACATTATCACCAAGGTTCTTTTTCCACTTGTCCCACTCGTCACTCGTCTTTTTGATCGCATACCCTACTGCAAGGAGCGCAGCGGCAGCAGCTATAAACGGGTTTGAAAGTAGCGCGGTATTAAGTGCTAAAACCACCAGGCGCATGCTTGCTAAAAGCTCCATAGTTTTACCAATGGCCAGTATAGTCGGGCCGAGAGCCGCAGCCATAAACCCAACCTTTACAACAAAATCTTTTGTCGCTGGCGAAAGCGCATTGAACCAATCGCCCACCGCCTTGACCCTTTCGGCAAGGGATCGCATCACTGGAAGGACATAGCTTTGTATAAGAGGGACAATTGTATCCTTGAACAGTGGTACAAAATCACCTGCTAGCTGTCGCCCAAATGACGTAAACTGAGCTTTTAACTTTTCTGTATCTACGCGTAAATCGTTAGCGGCAGTAAGGGCTTCTTCCGACATGACAAGACCTAATGTATGCGCCTCTTTCCTGGCTGCTTCCATTTGCTTCGTTGTCATCCCAAGAACAGGAGCTACATCTGCCAAGCTCTTGCCGAAAAGATCTTGGGCAAGCGCGTTTCTGGTTGTGACGTTCTCCACCCTGCGAAGCTGTGCAAGGATTTCCGGAAAAAGCTCATTCATGTCGCGCACCTGGCCGGAGGCATCAAAAACATTTACGCCAAGTTTGGCCATCGCTTCGGCAGCGGGGCCTGTGCCCTTTGCGATCTCTGGGATCTGGTTTGTTAATTTTGAAATAGTGCCCGTTAGCCCGTCGAACGAAACCCCAGCAACACGGGCGACGTTTTCGTATTCCTGCAACGAGTCAGTGCTAAGGCCTGTAATATCGCGTAAGTCCATTAGGCCGTCGGCATATTCCCCGGTTTTGCTGGCGAGTAAACCCATACCCGCAGTAAGGCCCATGACCGGGCCGCTAATAAACTTTGTAAGCGTGGTCCCTGCTTTTGACAGGTCGCGACCTTGCTTTTCGAGCGTTTTGGAAAAAGCCTTTGCTTTGTCATCAAGGACTTTTAATCCCCTGGCGACACCTTCCATCCCGTCGATTGTTATGGTTCCAAACAGTTTAAATATTTCGCGCACGGTCTGCCGCCTTTATCTTTTCCGCTTTGTACTTTGCAACTTTGGCCATGTCTTGCATCTGCTCTGTAGTATACTTTACTTCCTCAATTAAGCCTAAAGATTTTAGGAAACCTTCGAACTTTGTTTCCTTTCCAGCTGCTCCCGAAAGAAAAGCAGTGAATGCCGCTGCCTTCAGCTTGTCTTTGTACTCCTCTGTGTCATCCTCTTCGATAGCTCTTTGAGCTGCCACCATATCGCTATAGGGCAGCTCATCAAGTCGATTGTCAAAGACTCTGTAACATAGACCTACGCGACGTTCTGCTTTTTGAATAGCCCCGCAAACGATTCTACTCTGTTGCGCAGCTGCGAGGCTTGCGTAAAAAAATCAGCGAATTCCTCTGCATCAGCTATCTGGCTTATGATGTCAAGTTCAGCGTTAAAGGGAAGGTCGTCAAACTCTTCCACAGTAACCCCTACTAGATCAGCAAACCATTCGCACAAATCGCTTTCGAGGTGTTCAAGCATTGTCTTAAAAACTTCAATACCAATGTTCTCAATTGCATTGCCTTTACCCGTTTCCCCTTCGCCTTTTGCTTCAGGAGAAATGATATTGAGCAACTGCGAACTGCCTATCTTGACCGCTAAAGCTTTGATCATGCTGGTGAGCTTTTTGCGGTCTCCTCTTGTCAATTTTCTAATTTTCATTGCTGCCCCCGATTAACATTAAGAAATAACTGGCCATCTCATTTCCCAAGGCTCTGTATCAAGTGCCGAAGGATCAAAGTGTGACATGAAAGTAATGCTGATTACGCCTTCGTCGCTGTCCGCAAGGGTCAACTCGAAGTTACCTTCAGCAAGTGCATTCTTGATAATACCAATAAAAGGTGCTGCGCTGTTCCCTGTTACCTCTCCGACGATTGCAATGTTCGTCACGTAGTCGGTAAGAGCAATCTGTAACGCTCTCGTGACACTGTCGTGTGTTTTGGTCGCTGGTGAAACAGGATAATCTGCGACAACCGATCCAGGATTTGCCAACTGCAAAATAGCCGGATTGATTTCGACAAAATTGGCGGTGATTTTTGCTACTACACGAGTAATCCGCTTGTCGCCTTTTACAGAACCCTTGGCGCCGTCAACAGGCATTTCTCGGAGTTCAGTTTCAATGACAAAAGAGTTTCCGCCACGGGTTGCCCCGAGAAGAGCTTCGCCGGATTCTCCATAGTTTTTGTAAACCGCGCCTGAGTCAATTACGAACTTTTTATAAGTGTTCGTCGTGATACCATATTTTCTAGACATATTAAAACATCCTTTCGATTAGATGCTGATTGCTGCCACAGTTAAATCGGCTTCGCTGCTATAGGTAGCAGAGACAGAGCCGCTGGAATTGTTAAAACGGGAAGGCTCGAAAGGGCCGATCCACTCTTCAGAACTAATGGCCACTACTACTGCTACGTCATGGTCAAAACCCTGATTGCAGTTTACAAGAGAGTTAATAGTTACCGTTCTGGTTGCTGCGACGTTTGCATTCTTGACGACAAGAAATGTTCGACCGTTGTTTGCGAACGTGTCCCCGGCTGCGGCTGCCGCTGCATACGTTGGCGTAGTGCCTGTTTTTGCTACTGTTTGAACTGTTAAAGCTGCCATTTAAATCTCCTGGTCAAATTGTTGCATCCATTTTTTACGCCCTGCACGGGCCTTAAACTGAATATTGTAATGTAAATCACAAGGGTTTTCTTCCGGTACGTCTGACCCAGCAAACTGAAACATCCGTATCGTGTCATAACGTTCGTGCGTCAAGTGTGCCCGCTCCAGGGTGTACTCGATACGCTCAACTGCTTTACGCATCGGCTCGGCATTAGTGCTGCGATCGTAGACATCACAGAACACATAAAAATCTTGAATCGGGCCGCCTTCAGCATTTCGAAGCACAATCCTAAAAGTGACAAAAGGCATTTTTGCGCCTTCAGGAGCCATAGGCGAAAAAATAGCAGGCTCACCCTTGTACTTTGTCAGTAAAGCTGAAAGCTCGTTATCGTTTTTTAATGCCCCTACTATCGCCGATTCAAACATTTACAACCACTTTTCGGATAATATTTGACCAACATTGTCGGCTTCCTGCTCAAACGTCGGGCCTAAGACCGGACGGGGTAAAACTTGGCCCCTGTCTTTCCCATTTCTGTCAACTCTGTGCGCTGTGCCAAACTCCATCAAATGTGCATGGTGCGCAGGTGGGCCGAACCCCACTTTAACTTCTTGCTCTAAATCGCTATTCTTTAGCATTGCGCCTTTTAGCATATCACCGCTATTTAAACCCGGGAACTCTCCCGGTGCGCTCTTTTCAGCGTTTGACAAGTTAGCCCGCAGCGCATTTAAAACAACCCTTGCGGCTTTCATCCGAACACGTCGGCTCGCCTTGCCAAGATCTTTATTGACATTGTCAACGAAGCTCGAGTATTTAAATTTATTGGCCATTATCTACGCTCTTTTGCTGTGATGAAGAGGTAAACGCCGCGCTCTTGCATGTTTTCTATTGTCAAAACTTCAAACTCTCTGCCGTCAAAACTTATCACTTGGTCTTCTGTTATCTGCGTACCACCACGTACTACTATATGGTGGGTTGCGTCAACATTCGTAGAGTTGTATCTGTAATGTTGCGACGCTTTAATCGGATCAACCGAAGCCCAGACGGTCGCAAGCACAACCCAGGTCTCAACGAAGCCACCAGCGCCGTTTGACACTTCCTCTTTGCCCTTGATGTCAATACGATGGCGCAGAGTTGTTGCTAAGGTTTTTTTATCTGTCCTGCCTAGCATGATACGTGCATCCTGTCGGGCCTGAGTAGGTTACCGATTGCATCCGGAATCTTACTGGTTTCACCAGCTCTATTTTCGTACTGCCAAGCTATATGTATAAGCATCGCTTGCTTAACGGGTGCGGGCACTGTAGCGGCGGTCGCGCCGTGACCTGCCTTAAAGCGAATCTTGAAAGCATTGACTTCACGTAAGGTGACAGATGGCCACATAATACCGTTCTTCAGAGTTATGACACCGGGTTCGGTATCATAACACAAGAGAAAGTTGGATAGCTCCATCGTGTACTCTGTGCCCTGCTCGCCATAGTATTTTACGCTTTGCACTTCGACAAGTGGCGCTCTCGGAATCTCCAAAGGCACCAAGGGGAAGTTGTGAAAGGTATAGTCAAATACCTGATCTACGTATGTCCGCCAGGTGTACTGCTCGCAGTAAATGCGAGCTGAAGCAATAGCGGTCTCGAACCAACTATCTTCTTGACCTTGATCTACCCGACAGTGACTAAGGGCCTCTGTTAAGGTGACAGGCTCAACGGCGGGGCCTGTAACCAGCTTTAAATATCCTCTTTGTTTCATTATGGCTTTCAAAAAGGTAAACCAGGGATTGCTCCCCGGTATTAATTAACTTGCTGCGATTATTCCAAGTGCTTTACACGCATTTTTCAAAGCATTAAAAGCCGTGACAAATGCGTCGTACTCTGCTTTGTCAGGTGCAGCCCCCGCTGCGGCAGCCTGGTCTGCTATGGTCGCAGCTTGAGTGCCGTTTGCCAGAATTTGGCCATCGGTTTTGATATTGAGTTTATCGAAAGAAACTTTACCAGTTCCTGAAAACTCAAGGTCACCTTCAGTCCATTTTGCATTTACATTAGTTGGCATGGTACAAATCCTTTATGCTGCTGTTGGTTTGTACATGACATCTTCGATAATTGCAGTAGTAAGCAGGTTAGCTGCATTACTATTAGCATACGAGACGCCGACGAATTTACCCGCAGGAACTGTGAGCGGGTCGATACAAAAATCAACCACATGGTTGCCCGTTGCATCGCCGATAGTGAAAGTCTTTGCAGCGGTCTGCCGAACACCATTTTTGTAAATCTCTACGCTGACGGGGAAAGCTGCGGCATTGGTTCCGGCTGCATCGTCAGCATAAGCGACGGAGAGAACGAGGTCAGCAGCATTGGCCATGAGAGCAGTTGCTCGAATGTTAATTGCTGAAGAGCCAGCAGTAGGTGCAGCATATACACCTGCGGCGTTGGCTGTTGTCTGGGGTGCTAGAAGTACCCGAGTTCTGTATTTTGTAGGCATAAAGTTCAACATAAAAAAGGCCTCCTAAAAAAGGTTGAGGGCCTGAGGCCCTCAGGTTGTAATTATCGAGTTGCCAACATGACGAAAGAAGAACGTGTGTTCGAGCTGTTCTTGATGGTCAGCGGTGAATTTTTCATTGGTGCGCCGTTACAACGAACAACAAAACGCCAAGCTCTTTCGGCATACTCAAACTTGACATGGATTGACATGTCGGTTTTGATATCGCCTTTTGTGATCCAGAGATACTCGTTAAGATCTGCAAGGATGATATCACCAACAGTTCCAAGAGCGCTACACTGATCAGTCTCGATAACTGGTAGCCCCTTCATCGAAGGAACCGAACCGGACATTGAAGCCGACAAGTAAACTGGAACACCACCAGTACCAACTGCAAAGGACATAAGGTCGAGCTGTTGATGCACATCAGGATGTACAAGCCAGACCGAACCAGCTTTGTTTTTTGACCGGGCATACATTTTAATAATGTTTTCCCAGACGACTGTTCCGTTTGCTTGGCCAGCTTCTTTGGCTGCGGTAACAGTTCCAGCAGATACGGTAATACCTAAGGGTTTACCGATTCCAGTACCCGATATTATAGCAGATGCTGACTCACGACGGATCGCAGTGACAAAGGCATCCTGAAGAAGAGCACTGTAGAAAACAACGTCTTCATCGAGTTCGTCAGTACCATAAGCAAGACCCATAAGTTTACTGAGTTGAATTTCTCTTTCAACAAACTTTGGTTTCGTTGCAGAAACTGTTCCGGCTTCCGCTGCCCAATACGCTTGCACACCACCATATACCGAAGTTGCAACGCTGGTCTCGTCAATGTCCTTCCAACCGGCTTTATTAAACCCTGCGCCGATAGGGAGCTTTTTAACTCTTGACAGGATAGGATCTTCATTGACTGCACTTTTCATGATCTGTTGAGTAAACTGCTTTTCGATCAAGAAGCCGCCGTCTTCGCCTACGCCAGAACTCGCGCCTGTGGCGTTGATAACTTTCTGCATTTTGTCGTCAATTTGGCCATTCTGAGCGCGTTTACAGCTAGCAAGGTTCTCTGCAAGGCTGTTGAAAACCTTGACCTCTTGCCCAGGCTTTACAATAACGTTTTCGGGAACATCAATTTTGCTTGCGGGCTGATTGATAAAGCTGTTGCTGGCGGCAAGAGCGTCTTCAGCTTCGATCAAACTGCGATAGTTTTCGACTTCACCCTGGAAGTCGTTAAAGGATTTCTGCTCTTCAACAGTAAACCCGCGATTCTCGGCCTTCACTTTGTTCAGAAGGTCCGTCTGCTTTTTCAGTGCATTTTTCAGCATTTCTCTTGGATTCATTGACGAACCCCTTTCATAAGTGAGACGTTTGTATTGACTAAAATTTGATTCTCATACCGTGAGTAATCTATCGGTTCAACTTTTTCGGGCTCTGCTTTTGGTGTCCTGTTTTCAATTTTCGGGAAAGCCCTGTACTTTGAAACGTCAATCTCTTGCCCATTTACCGTTACCTTTTGCCCGTCGCTTATGCAGTTTAAAGCGGTGCTTTCGTCGATCTGGTCAGCAAAGCCGAAAACAACCGCTTCCTCGCCTGTCATCCATGTTTCTTCGTCCATCATGGAACGGATTTCTGATTCTTTTACTTTTGTGCGCTCTGCGTAGTTTATGACAATAGAGTCTTTTACCTTGTCGAGAAAATCCGCTGTCTTTCTCAACTCGCCAGCGTCACCCCATGCGCCTGACATTGGGTTATGGATCATAACGAAACCGTTTTTAGGGACAATTCGATTTTTGCATGCCTGGAGTATCCAGGAAGCCGTAGATGCTGCGATACCCTGCACAACTCCGATAGTATTAGCCGGGTGATTCTTTAGAATGTTGTGGATAGCAAGACCCGCGAAAACTCCACCACCACCGGAATTGATTAGAACCCGGACAGTCTTCTTATTTTTCAACTTGTCCATTGTCTTCTTAAAGTCCGCCGGGGTAACGTCCTCGTCGTACCATTTTTGATCGGTGATGTACCCGTAAATGGTGACTTCGGCTTCGTCTTCTGTCTTGTTTTCGACTTCTATTCCGTATGGCATTAGGCGCCTCTTTTTTCTATCAACTTGTAGATATTTTCAATGTCTTTTTTGACGTCGTCTTGCACTTTGCCAGCTTCGACCATGTTCATGGGCTGCAAGTAGATATCGCCACCGTCAATTTTATTCATGTTTAAAAGTCTGCGTATGTCATTAACTGACAAGTAACCCCATTGACGGCCAATTGCAAAGGCTTCTGCCATGCTCTTTTGATCGCCGCGCAGTAAACTCGCCATGTTAAATTCAAAGTAGTAATTGTCTGCTCTCTGCTCTTTGGTCAAAAGCTGCGAGTTGATCGCCTCTTCCCATCGTTTGAACCAGGGGAGCATTGTATACATGACGAACTCAAGGGATTGATGCTCGATGTTGTTGTTCGTCGCCTTGTCAAGGTTCTGTATCAAGTGAGGTTGTACGCGGTAAATTCTGCAAACGTCTTCAACCTGAAATTTCTTACTGGCCAACAGTTCCGCGTCAACGAGTTTTAGCTGTAAAGGCGAAAACTTTAATCCGTCTTCAAGTAAAATTGGAGTGCCTGCATTTTTTAAGCCTGTATACTCTTTTGCGATTGATTCTTTGAGCCTCCTGAACGACTCATCATTGAGGTGTCCAGGATGCTCAAAAAATCCAGAGGAAAGAGCACCATTGCGGAAAAAATTGTAATTGAAACTCTCATACGTTAGACCAAGTTTGATTGCTCGGCTAGCGTATTCGATCGGGCTCATACCTATAACGCCGTCAAGGCTCGGCCCTGGGACGTGAAACACGTCCCTACGAGCCTTGGGGGCATCCTGCTTCCGGTCGATAATGTATTGTAAAGCCCTTGTATCCTTATGTCGTCCGATGTCAACCCGCTGCCACTCGTAAGGGTAGAGTGCTACGGGGTCACCGCCCACAGTCAAAAGGCGTTGCATGACGACATTGCCGGAGAGGTTGAGCTGATACATGGCCATTTCCTTGGCGTTGTATGCGCTCATCTCCTCATTGAAAACATTGTGGAGGATGTCATGCCATCCGGTTTCGTTTGTCCGTATGCGGTCGCTATCGTCTACTTTTTGGTACTCGAAAACAGGGACAGAGGCGAAAGTTTCGGCTAAAACGCGAAGGCATGCAAAGACGGCAGTGAATTTCAGGCTTGCATTTCCGGTAGTATCGGGCTCCCCCGTTGGGGAATTCTCCTCCCCGGACAGCCAATTGCGCATGTATTCATCGAAAGAGGTTTGATTAAAAGCGATTTTTACTCTGTCGAAGAACTTCATAGACCCCAACATATTGGGTTAAGGTACACAAGGCTACACCACAGCTTGTATAATACACAATAACCGGGTCAAAGTCAACCACTTTGTTACAAATCCGTGATTTTTCCGTGAAAAGTTTACGAAAGGGATCTAAGTCCGCGTTTTGCGTAGGTAGGTACAACGGCACTCATCGCCCGGTAATGGGCGTTTATGATGGCCGCAGCGGGGTCAATTCGCTGTTTTGACTTGTCTTTATCAAGCATAAAATTCAAATTATGGTCTTGTCTGGTGACGACATTGCCCATTGACCACGTAAGTAAAGGGTTTCGTGCGTACCGAACTTTGCCTGCATACACCATTTCTCGAAAATTCTTGACGGGTTCCGATAAAGTTTTGATACCCTGGATAACGTCAATCGGCTTTTCGCCTGCTTCGATCAAGTCAGCGCTCACCTGGACAGCGCCCCAGGGGTCAAGGCACCACTCATCGGTTTTGTATCCGTGCATCTTGCAAAGCTGCACGACGTAGTCAACGACTGCCTTGTAGTCAACCACTGCGCCAGAGGTAACCGTTAGAAAACTATTAGCTCGCCAAACATCATACGGGACCTTGTCCTCGCCTAACCGCGCCAGATAGCTCTCCTCGGGCATGAATGAATGTGAGAGGATGTAATACTCGTCAGCGCTCCGGAACTCAAGGGCTACGCTGGTCAAATCGATTTTAGCGCTGAGGTCAAGGCCAACCCAGCATCGCCTATCGGTATTTTCGCCGATCATTGCGTGCAAAGCGTCGGGTTCTACCGCACAGGCGCCCCATTTGCCCATGTTCATGTACCCGCTTGACCGCTCGTTTACCCAGATATTAAACGTTTTGGTCTTAACATCCCGCATTTTTTCCGGTTTGTCACGAGCTTCGGCTACCTCGATACGGATATTTTCCCTCGTCGTAGGGTCGGCTCCGGTCACCGGATTCGCTTTAGTGATGGCCTCGTCGCTCTGCATATCGTCAATAATCCCGCCGGGCTCTATCTCCCGACCGTCAGGGGCAATGACTTTTTCGTCAGTGTCATTTCTGTCTAGCTCGCAGATCGCAACAAAGTACCTGTCGTTTTCAATCGGGTTATTGGGATCTATGATTTTCGAAACATAGTCATACTCTACCCTGTAGCAGGGGTTATTTAGCTCAAACCCCGCTGTCGTGATGATCGAGAGCAGCGGATTTTTACGCGTCTTCATACCAGAGGTGGCCAGATCGTAGTACTCGGTGGTCTCGTGCAGGTGGTACTCGTCCAGGATCATAAAGTGCGGGTTGCTACCATCACCTTTTTTACCATCATCTTTGGATAAGCGGGAAAAAAAGCTGCCTGATTTTTTATGCTTGATAACTTTTTGCAGGAGTTCTGCATCATATTTGCACGTAAAGGATTCTTTGAGCAGGTCGCTGTGCTCGTAGAGCCATTTTGCAGCACCCCATACAAAACGCGTCTGCTCCTTCTTCGTTGCGGCAACGTAGGCTTCGGCGGAAGGCTCGCCGAAGGCCGATATCTCGTAGAGGGCCTGTATAGCCTTGTCCTGAGATTTAGCTTGCTTCCTGGCTAACTGCTCGTATGATCTGCGGAACCGGCGGGCTTCAGTTTGGCCATCTATCCATCCGTAGATGTTTGCATAGACAAACAGCTCGTAGGGGACGGGCTCTTTGGTCAAGCCTGCAAGCGGCCCTTTTTCATGTTTGAACAGCCGCATCCACTGGAAATACTTTTCTGCGCATTGCTCGTCGAACTCCCAGCGCCAAGTTCCCCGCTTTTCGAGATCCGCTAAAAATCGAAGTGCCGCCCACTGGAATTTTTTACATGCAATCTCCTGTCCGTCAACGACGGCATGGGAGTAATCTTCCAGGTGTGCGAGTATCCCAGCCATTAGACATTTCCGAATCCCGCTTTTTCAAGCGGCGAAGCTTCGGGCTGCTTCGCGGGTTTCTTAGGAACGTTGCGATTTTTGCTCAAAGGGTTTAGGTACAATCTGTCTTCCATGCGGGTAAGCTGATCGAGTTTTTTATTTATATTGCTATCGAGGTTTAGCTCATCGGTTGCATGGTACGTTTTGACCTTGTCCCATCCGCGAGCAACTATCTCGTCACGGACGTCCTGAAGACTTAAGTACTCTGCGTATGTTAGGCAGTAGCGCTCAATAAGCCCAGCGTCGCTGGTCGATACAAAGTCTAATTCGCTTTCGGTATAGAGGCCTATAATTTCTTTCCATTTGGCATGCGCCACCTTGTTTGCCTTGACACGTTTGGTCGCCTTAAAATCATAACCGCCTAGTTGGATTTCACCCTCCCGGCGATCCTCTATCTCCTGCTTGGTAAGGTGACTTTTATTGCCCCCGTACAGGTGTAAGGATAGGGGTTTTGCTCTCCGCCCGGCCATTATATCTTTTCCACCTGTAAGCTGGTGTCCAGTGCAAGCATTCTATCCATGACCACCTGACAGTACCTCGGGTCAAGCTCCGTACCGCAGCAAACCCTTTTAAGCTGGTGCGCTGCGACCATCGTTGTGCCACTTCCCAGAAAGCCGTCGCCGATGATCTGGCCTGTTTTAGTGCTGTTTTTTATCAACCCTGCGATAAGCTTGACGGGCTTCATCGTCGGGTGCTGCGCATTTTTGGTGGGTTTTTCGCACCTAATCACTGTTGTCGGGTAGTCGGGCGTATGCACCTCTTCAAGCATCTTAAGGAGCTCGTCTTTCTTTAAGCTTTTTAAGTCCACCTGATCCTCAATAACCGTTGTCTTTGTTCGCTCCGGGGTAAAGTAATGCGCTGCTCCTGGCTTCCACCCGTATAAACACGGCTCATGCCGCCACTGGTAATCCTGGCGACCTAAGACCATTGAGTTTTTAACCCAGATAAGATTTTGCTTTAGCAGAAGTCCTGAGTCGATAAAAGCCTTCCTGAAATTTAACCCCTCAGAGTCAGCATGCCACACGTACCAGGAGCCGCCGGGTCTAGTGTTAGTGTATAAAGCGCAATGGAAAGCCAGCAAGAAGTTGTAAAATTCTGCGTCGGGCATGTTATCGTTTTGAATTTTTAAACTATCCTTAGTGGCCCCTGTATAATCCACGTTGTAGGGCGGATCAGTAACAACACAGTCAACCATCTGCCCAGCTAGAATTTTTTGCCACGCCTTCGGGTCTGTGCTGTCGCAGCAAGCTAGCGTATGCGGGCCAATTCGGTATACGTCGCCGACCTGTATGGTGGTTTTAATTTTTTCTTCTGGTGGCATCTCGTACTCGTCTTCCACAACTCCTGCATTTTCATCCAGCAGCTCTTGCCGAATGTCCAGGCCCCACTCCGCGAGGGCGGAGGAATCCCATTCAGCAAGAAGTTTTTCGTAGTCCCACTCGCCGCCAGAGACATTATCTTTGACCACGAACTCTTTCTTCTGTGCTGCCGTGAGATTTGAGGCATGAACAACAGGGATTTCTTGCATGCCTGCCGCAACGCATGCCTGGTATCGCATGTTCCCTCCAAGTATCACGCCCTCATCGTCAACAACAACTGGCCGCAGATGAAGCATCTCTGGGAAACTTTTAACGGAGGCTACTAACTTTTTAAAAGCCACGTCGTTTATAGTTCGAGGGTTCTCCGGGTTCACCCTGATATCTGCAATTGGTACTAAATCAACCCTATATGTCATTTTTACCCCTAAAATCGTTCATTTCCCGAAGTTTTTGTGTCGAAGAGTTCCCTCTCCGTT